TGAAGATTTAGTTGTTCCTTATGGAGCATCATCTTTAGAAACAGCAGAGCGTGTAACTCATGTTATGCGTAAAACAAAAAATGAATTAAGAAAGTTACAAGTAGCAGGATTCTATCGAGATGAAGATTTAGGTGAACCTTCTCATGACTTAGAAGAAGTTGAGAAGAAGATTGCAGAGAAGATGGGATTCAACGCAACAACAGATAATAGATTTAAAGTTTTAGAAATGCATGTTGACCTTGATCTAGAAGGTTATGAAGATGAAGAAGATGGCAAACCAACAGGTATTGCTTTACCTTATGTTGTAACTATTGAACGCTCAACTCAAACTATCTTAGCAATAAGACGTAATTGGGATCCTGAAGATGATACTAAACAGAAACGTCAACACTTTGTTCATTATGGATATGTACCAGGTTTTGGTTTTTATCATTTCGGTTTAATCCATTTAATTGGAGCCTTTGCTAAATCAGGCACGATGTTATTACGTCAGCTTGTAGATGCAGGAACATTATCTAATCTACCTGGTGGTTTCAAATCTCGAGGTCTTAGAATTAAAGGAGATGAAACTCCTATTGCTCCAGCTGAGTTTCGTGATGTAGATGTACCAAGCGGTACAATCCGTGACAATATTATGGCGCTACCTTACAAAGAGCCTAGCCAAGTTTTAAATCTGTTGATGAACCAAATTATCGATGAAGGAAGGAGATTTGCTTCAGCAGCGGATTTAAAAGTATCTGATATGTCTGCTAATGCCCCAGTTGGAACTACACTAGCAATATTAGAAAGAACTCTAAAAGTAATGAGTGCAGTTCAAGCACGTATTCATTATGCCATGAAACAAGAGTTTAAACTCTTAAAAGGAATTATTAGAGACTATACTTCACCCGACTATTCTTATACACCTGTTGATGGTGATGCAGCTGTGAAAAAAGAAGATTATGATATGGTTGAAGTTATACCTGTATCTGATCCTAATGCTGCAACAATGTCACAGAAGGTTGTTCAGTATCAAGCAGTAATGCAATTAGCACAACAAAACCCTGATTTATATGACATGGTAGCTCTTAATAGACAGATGTTAGAAGTATTAGGCGTTAAGAATATAGATACATTGCTTCCAGATAAAAATAATGTAGCCCCTGCAGATCCTGTTACAGAGAATATGAATATATTAAATCAAAAACCTGTACAAGCATTTATATACCAAGACCATGAGGCGCATTTAGTAACTCATATGTCATTTAGAGATGATCCTAAAATAAGACAAATGGTAGGACAAAACCCTCAAGCAGGAGCTATGCTTGCAGCTATGGAAGCACACATTGCAGAACATTTAGCTTTTGAATATAAGAAACAAGTAGAAGAACAACTTGGAGTTCCATTACCTAATGTGAATGAAGAGAACCCAATACCTGAAGAATATGAAGTAGAGATTTCTCGACTCGCTTCTGAAGCAGCTAAAAAACTTCTACAGAAAGATATAGCAGAAGCTCAACAGCAACAAGCTGAACAACAAGCTCAAGATCCAATGCTTGCAATGCAACAAAAAGAACTTCAACTTAAAGAGATGGAGATCCAAGCTAGAAACCAAAAAACATTGGCAGACATTGAGATTGATAGAGCTAAAGTTGAACTAGAAAAAATGAAGATTGAATCTACCGAACGAGTAGCAGGAGCTAAATTAGGAGCTGAAGTTACCGCAGGCAAAGACAAACTTAATGCAGAAGAACTACGCCAAGGAGTTAAACTTGGTATGGATGCATTAATGCAAGAGAAAAAGTTAGAAACTGAAATAACTAAACAGGTTATCAACAAGCAAAGAAAGGACTAATCCATGTTAGATGGAACGTTAAAAGTTCTAGCTGAAAAGTTAGAAGAAGAACGCAATATTATTTTAGAGTCATTAGGTGATGGGCATGCGCAAGATTTTGCTCAATACCAAAACAGTGCAGGCATTATACGAGGTCTCATGATTGCACAAAGACACATAGCAGACCTTGCAAAAAACATGGAGGACGACGAATGAGTGAAATCATTACGCCAAATAAAACTATTGTAGACCCTAAAGGAAATACAGTAGTGAATGAAGAACCTAAACAAAAAACAACTCAATTACCAGAAGTCAAAGGCTATCGCATTTTATGTGCTGTGCCTAACGTTGATGAAAAGTATGAGAGTGGGTTGATTAAGGCAGGTGCAACCAAACATATTGAAGAACATTCAACTGTGGTTTTATTTGTTATTAAAGTAGGAGATATGGCTTATCAAGATAAAGACCGTTTTCCTACAGGACCCTGGTGTAAAGAAGGCGACTTTGTAATCACTAGAGCATATTCGGGTACTCGTATCAAAATACATGGTAAAGAGTTCCGCATTATTAACGACGATACCGTAGAAGCAGTGGTCGATGACCCACGTGGATACGAACGCGCATAAGGAGAAACAGTATGGCTAATATTATAAATGAGATACCTGAAGAATTAAAAGATGAAGAGACGACGGAAGTTGAATTAGAGTCTAAACAGGATAAAGAAGATTACGAGGAAGCAGCCAAATCTAAAAAGGCTGAATCTAAACCTAAACAAGAAGAATTTGATTTTGAAATTGAAGAGGAAGATGATACTCCTCCTGAAGATAGAAATCGTGACCCACTACCGAAAGAAGTTGTTGAAGAATTAGAAAACGACAACTTAGATGATTATTCATCACGTGTAAAAGAACGTATGGCTCAACTTAAAAAAGTTTACCATGATGAAAGACGTGAAAAAGAAAGAGCTGCACGAGAAAAAGAAGAGGCAATTCGTTATGCTCAACAAATCATCGAAGAAAATAAAAAACTTAAAAACACGCTAAGTTCAGGTGAAGAAAGTTATATTAATACTCTTAAAGAAAAATATGAATCAGATTTAGCTGTTGCTAAAAGAGATTATAGAGAAGCTTATGATGCAGGAGATTCTGAAAAGATTATTGAAGCTCAAACTAAGTTAAATGAAGCTCAGTTTAAATTGCAAAATACACTAGGTATGAGACCTCAATATCAAAGTCAAGCTTTACAAACCCCTGAAAATAGTGTACAAATACAACAACAGCAACAAGTACAACAAAACATCCCTAAACCTGATAGTCGAGCTTTAGCTTGGCAAGATAAAAACCAATGGTTTGGGCAAGATGAAGAGATGACGAGCCTCGCACTAGGGCTACATGAAAAATTAGTTAGGTCGGGTATAAACCCATCTACTGATGAGTATTACCGTCGTATTGATGATACGATGCAGAAAAGATTCCCAGAATACTTTGGGGACACTGATTCGTTGGAAGAGGATAAACCCGCCCAACGCAAACCATCGACTGTAGTTGCTCCGGCTACGCGTAGTACCGCGCCTAAAAAAGTACGATTGACTAAAACACAATTAGCTTTGGCTAAGAAGTTTAAGTTAACCCCGGAACAATATGCAAGAGAACTTTTAAAAACGGAGAACGCAAATGGATAACAGAAAAAGTAGAGAAGTAGTAACTCGTGAAGAAACAGATATGAGAACAAAGCAATGGGCACCCCCATCTTTGCTCCCAGAGTTTAATAAACAGGCAGGATGGGCATATCGATGGATACGAGTCACGCTCGCTAACGAACCTGATGCCAGGAACGCTTCTTCGAAAATGCGTGAAGGCTGGGAACCTGTGAAACATTCAGAACACCCAGAAATAAAATTAACATCAAACCCTAACAGCCAATATAAAGACGCTGTTGAAGTAGGTGGTTTGATACTTTGTAAAATGCCACAAGAAATGGTAGATCAAAGAAATGCATACTATAAACAAAAAACAGAAGGTCAAGCACAAGCTGTTGATAATAGCTTCTTAAAAGAAAATGACCCACGTATGCCCCTATTCTCTGATAAAAAATCTACTAAGTCTTTTGGTAAAGGTTAAACATATCTTTAAGGAGATTATATTATGGCAACAACAGCCGCACCTTACGGTCTAAAGGCCGTTAATTTGGTAGGGGGTCAGCCTTATGCTGGTTCTACTCGCCAATTAAAAATTGCGTCTGCTTATGCTTCTAACATTTATAACGGATCAGTAGTTTCTATCGTAGCTGATGGCGTTGTAGAAATCGTCGACGAGCTCGGAACTAATGCATCACCGTTCCCAGCTGGTACAGTTGGCGTATTTGTTGGATGTTCATATACAGACCCAAATACTAAACAAAAACTATTCTCACAATATTGGCCAGCTTCTACAGCTGCATCCGATGCTGTGGCTTATGTTATTGATGATTCAGATGTTGTATTCCAAATCCAAGCTGACGAAGCAGTGGCTCAAACCGCTCTTGGTTCAAACATTGGTGTTGCGAACCCTACATTAGGTTCAGCAGTAAATGGTAATTCAACAATGGCAGCAGATCCAACAACTCTTGAAGTGACTGATACAATCGCATTCAAAATTGTGGACTTTGTTGATAGCACAACTTCATCTGTTGGTGATGCTAAAACAGACTTATTGGTTAAATTTAATCCTAAGTCTCATGCATACACTAACGGTACTGGTATTTAAGGAGAATAAACCATGGCAATTTCAAGAGCTCAGTTATTAAAAGAGTTGCTTCCTGGCCTTAATGCTTTATTCGGAATGGAATATCAGCGTTATGGTGAAGAGCACAAAGAAATCTACGAAACAGAATCATCAGAAAGAAGTTTCGAAGAAGAAACAAAACTATCAGGCTTCGCAGCTGCACCTAATAAATCAGAAGGCGCTGCAATCGCTTATGATAATGCACAAGAAGCTTGGACAGCAAGATACAACCACGAAACCATCGCTTTAGGTTTCTCTCTAACAGAAGAAGCAGTTGAAGATAACCTCTACGACACTTTATCTGCTAGATACACTAAAGCATTAGCTCGTGCTATGTCTTACACAAAACAAGTTAAAGCTGCTAACGTTTTAAACAACGGCTTTGATGGTACTAACTATCCAGGTGGCGACAGCAAAGCTTTATTTGCTACAGATCACCCATTAGTTAACGGCGGTACAAACAGCAATACTCAGTCAGTTGCTGCTGACTTAAACGAAACTTCATTAGAAAACGCAGTTATTCAGTTAGCTGGTTGGACAGATGAAAGAGGTTTATTAATTGCTGCTAAACCACGTAAATTAATTATCCCACCAGCATTACAATTCGTTGCTACTCGTTTATTAGAAACTGACTTAAGAGTTGGTACAGCTGATAACGATACTAACGCATTACGTACTAACGGTGCGATTCCAGAAGGCTATGCAGTAAATCACTTCTTAACAGATACTGATGCATACTTCTTAACAACTGATGTTCCTAACGGTATGAAGCACTTCGAAAGAACTGCATTAACTACTTCTATGGACGGCGACTTCGACACAGGTAATGTACGTTACAAAGCTCGTGAGCGTTATTCATTCGGTTGGTCAGATCCACTCGGTATGTGGGGATCACAAGGCGCTGCTTAATTTAAGTAGTCCTACTAGAAAGACCCAGTTTCTCGGCTGGGTCTTTTTTTATGTGTTATTCATGGTTTTCTTGATGGTATAACTTATATAGAAGAGCATAATAGTTTTATCAGCTTAGGCTGAAATTTAGTTTAAGGAGAAACATTATGTGGACAAAACCATCAGCAACAGAAATGAGATTTGGCTTTGAAGTAACAATGTACGTATGCAACAAGTAATTTATGTACGTAGATTGTTAGATACAACCGACTGTGTCTAATTTAAAGTTCGCGAACTAGGGGCTACTCAGCCCCTTTTTTGTTGTATAATCATGTGAAATAGCGTATGATTTAATTATCTGGGAACAATTGGCTTATCAGACTGCCCCAGCAGACGCATACACGACGGATAAGCTTTAATACTTTGTATGGAGAAAAACAATGGCAACAACAACCTTTTCAGGTCCAGTCGTTTCAGACAACGGATTCACAGGCGCAATTACCGGCAATGTAACAGGTAATGTAAGTGGTCAAGTTACAGCATCAAAATTAGTAGTAGCTCAAGCACAAACAGGTTTAGCAGCTGCGCTAGTAGACGAAGCAAACGCATTAAAC